TTTTGAGCTTGTGCACGAAGTTGTTTTGCAACTCGCACTAAATAATCTTTACTGCTACCACTGATACGTACATCGTTTTTCCTAAGAACAGCTATTGTGTGACTTTGCACAAGAGCCTCAATGATTTCATCCCAGGTGTATTCACAGAAAGAAGGGTCTTCGTTCTCTGGAGCTATTATAGCACCGATACCATTTATAGTTAGAGAAAGTTCTAACTCTAAGTCGTTTACAAGTTCAACTCTTTTTATCGACATTTGCCACGGCTCTATCGTCATACTTTTCCTTTGATGGGAGTCTATCCCAGTCTTTTATACTCATCTTAAATCTAGTTAAGGCACTTCTATTGTCCTTGTTAACTAGGTCTCCTTGTGATATTCTTGCCCACTTTCTACCCTCGACTACATACACTAGGTATGTACCACATAAGGGAAAACGTGACTCAAAAAATCTAGCTTTATATCTTTGTGCGTTCTTCCACACTGGACTCAATGGTTTCTCTATCTTTGACATCTTTATTCCTTTCTCTAAATGCCTTAATTACGTCTGATGAAAATAGTTTTTGTATATTAAGTAAATACATCTTTGATGCATTGTGGTCGCCCCCTTTTACGCTTTTAGTGTAATCAAGAGAGTTAATAATACTACGTAAAACATCAGTGCGAAAAACAAGTGTTGCATAGGTTTCATCCCCAATACAGAGGTTATGAAACCAATAATCTGATTCTGTTGCTTTGATTCCCGAAGGTTTGCCATAACTTTCATACTCCACTGCTATGTTTCCAGTTCGTTGCCACATATCTCTCTCAGATTTAACTTCAATCTTTTTATTCTGAAGCATATCTGCAACTTGTTTTTCTCTGACCTCACCATAGTTCAAATCAATATCGAACTTCTTTCGGTCTTTTACTGAGGGCTTCACTTTTTTTTGCTTTCAGTAGTTTCCTCTGGTTGTTTTCTTTCTAAGTATTTAAGTATCATTGATAATTTTGCATCATACTTATCTACGTGTTCTATTTCTTTATCCATAGCATCTATGATATCTGAATGTTCTCCGATACCTGCAGACCTATTTAGATATATTTCTATGTTCGCAATATGCTTATTTATGTGTCCTACATAATAAGACTTAAGTGCGGCTAGTAACATCTCTCTCACTTTTATTTCTCCTGAGATTTTTAAAATAACTTTTATTAAATCCCCTTAACCATTCTTTCCCTCTAAAAGAAGAGGGACTAAATGGATTAGTGGACTCGTGTATAATAGACTTTGTCTTCTTAGTTCTATAAAAGTCTCTTTGACCTTGCATGTAGAATCTGTCAACAACAGCCATATTATCTCCTAGTTAACTATATCAACCACTTCACAGCTATCTGCTGTACAAGCTAGTGTTTGATTACCTATAGTATTATCTTCTTTTTCATACTCAGCAAGTTTTGTCCAATCAATAAACTCAGGCATCTTAGTTACGAAGTCTTTATAGTGCTCTTCATCACAATCTTGATAAGGAGCTTGTTCATAGACCATATCACTTCTTGGAAGAAAAGACAAGCCCGAAGCTATATTAAAATTTTTATATATCCAAGCACCAGTCTCAAGCCACTCATCTTTACCTACAGATATAGTTACAGATGGCTTATGCTCACACCAATGCATCGCATAGACTTTCCAAAACTCTAATTGTTCAATAGCAGACATATCATCTCTAGTAACACACATATCAGGTGCTTTGATAGGAAAGCTAAAAACAGCATTGCTTTGACTCCATCCATCAGTTTCCCATGGTATGTTTTGGTCCATCATAAACTGTGTGAGTGGGTCTTTTTTATCACCACGGACAGTTCTTATGTAATACTGACTATGTCTTGCATGAATACCTGACGCAGAATCTGTGAGTTGTGAAACTGTGCCTGATGGTTTTACACAAGTAATAGCAGTTGATTGAGGTATGCCAATATCTTTAGCTAACTCTTTATTAGTGTCAACTGCTATCGTCTTAAGTATATTTAATACACTTTCTAAATCATTGCTATCTTTGCCATTAGTAATAGCGTTATCCATAATACCTGTCATAGATACACCTAACAATCTTTCCTCAGACGTATTATTGTACCATATCTTACGTAGGTATGGAAAGTGAGTTAAGGTAGATTGAAATGTACCTATTATTGTAGCTACACGAACTTTTCTTTCTAAGTCTTTAATAGTATCAGTGCCACGTACAATTATCTCAGACAGATTACAGAACTGATATGGTCTAAGTATAATCTCACTACATGGATTAGTGCCAAAGTCATAGGAAGAATCTCTTCTACCATTCTCAGCCGCTTTATCTTGAGCCGCCCCACGATAAAACATACCTCTTTCACCAGTGCCAGACTCAGCAAGTGAAAGCCATTCTCTCATAAATGTATATGCATCTGGCTTATCTGTGTAAGCTACTGAATTATTTGACATTTGTCTCTGTGGCTCAGTCTTATAAAACTCACCAGTCTTTGCATGTCTCATTCTGCCATCAGATAAATTAGACAAACTAATCATAGCAGAACGTCTTACACCACCAGAGACAACGACTTCTCCAACTTTACACATAAGGTCATGACACTCTAAGCTTGACAACTTTCTACCTTTTGCTTCTTTAAACACTTTTAATGTGAATCGAAACAAATTATCTAACGGAACTGGTCCTGATGCTCTACCACCAAATATCTTTAGCTTTGCACCTGCAGGTCTGATAAGAGATAAATCCCACTTAGGTATCTCGCCTGCCCATAGTAAAGCCAATAGCTTACGAAAAGCTTTAGCCCAACCCTCTTTGCTATCCTTTACGATAATAGTTTCTTCTGTATCAAATAATAATCCAGGAACTTCAGGCAACTTATTTATACAGTCTCTCTCAACAGAGAAGCCTACACCAGTGCCACACATTAATATATACATAGCTTCGTCAAAGGCTTTGGGGTCATCCACTGGTAAGTAAGAACAGTTATACCCTGCAGTATTGTCTCGCTCCAATGCTTTACCTGCAGTCATCATCGCTCTCATAGAGGGCATAACTTCAGAGTGAAGTATTGCTTCATGTATGTCTTCTTTAATTTTATCAGGCATAGCATAATTATGTTTTTTAGAAAGATGTGAATCCATAAAGTTTACATATCTTCCTACAGTTTCATGCCATTCTTCTCTTCTGTTCTCATCATCAAGCCATCTAGCATATCTAGATTTGTGAATAAATTGTTGATAATACGTTGGTAAAGTTACATTACTCTTCATCTTAATATCCTTATAGTTACATCTTTTGTTTCTAGCCCTACTATTTCATGCAGTAGGTCATTTACCATGTCTTCCAATATAAAAGGAAGTTCATCTTTGTCAAGTGTGAACTCTTGTGAATCAACTTCAGCAGTCACTCTTATTGTTATTTTAGACTTCCTCATCTTTCACCGTATCAATCAAGCGAGATAAATACCACTCGGCTTTCTGCAAATCCTCTACAGGTTTGCCTTTGTATCTATATCTCCACAGATACTTCATAATATTACCTTGTAGGTAACTTTTAAATTCACTGCCAGTGGCAGCTTGTATAGCATCAATACACTCAATGCCAAACTCATTATAATGTGAAGGACTATTTACCATGTCCATAATCTCTTTATGGTCAGACTGTTCCCTTGCTTGTTCCGCTTTCATTCTCATGTACTCCAAATGTCTCATTAGTGTATCGTTACTTGTGAATTATTTGTCTCTTCGTCTATACTTATTCTTCCGTCTTCTAATACTTGGTCGGTATCTCTAATAGCAGTATGCACCATACCTCTTGTGAGCAGAGCATAAAACATAGTGTCTTCCTCTGTCAACAAATTTCTATCATGACTATGGTAAATCTCTACATCAAAACCTTTGTCTAAGTGTCTGATTATAATAGCAGAATCACCCTTGTTTAATTTTATTTTGTTCATAATTTGTCCCTTGTAAATAATGATGGCTTTCTTTTGGCAGTTTCAAAAGTAGCTACTGTTACTACAATTGCACTGATAACGAGCACATGAGCAATCGCAGTTATGCCGAACACCCACATACTACCAAAATACATAGAAAATACTATGCACCACATCCATGCTAAAACTTGCATTACCATGTGCCTTGTATTTAAATGAGGTATATGTCGTAACGGATTCCGTTTATGATTCATGACAGACTGCCACGTATCATGTACTATTTTTGTCATATAAACTTTTCCCACAGTTCTGTTATTACTACATAAAAACCATAAGCATAAACTAATATTATAGCAGTTTTCAATACTTTATTTATTTGGTCATCTGCCATATACACCCAATCGTGATACTTTCTAGGTGTAGGTTTACCATATGCTTTTGCTCCTAAATAATCAAAGTTCCAAGCATCTCGTCTTGTATCTTTTTTATCAATCATTCTTTACTACTAACTCTATAAAATGTTCTGCGTCCACTATTGCCAAAGGCTTTTGTCTATTCATTTTTATTATAAGTAGTGGCTCTCCAGAGTTACCATGACCAACTGCTTGTTCATAATAATTATAAATAGTGGTCATTCTTTCAGCATTTTTACATTCAATATTATAAGGAAACTGTTTATAAGCAACTGTTGATAATTGGACATCTGCTCCATTAACTCCCATAGGAGTGGATTTGATGTCCAATTCAGTGACACGTTTGAGTAACTTAAGAAGTTTTTCCGCTACCCATGTCTGAAGCTTTCTTCCCTTTGCTTTTGCCGACCTCGTTGACATCCTCTTCTTCTTCAACACGGATTTCTGTGATGTTTTTAGCTGGGATGGTGACTGTTTGCCCTTTTGCTTCGATGCTCGGAAAAGCGACTTCGTTGTTGAGTTCTTCGATAAAGGCATCTGCTTTCTCTCTGCTTATTTTAAATATTTTAGCAATAGGTGAGCCATCTGTACCATTATACTGAATTGTCAGTGTCACGCCACTCTTCTGTGATGTGTGTGTACCAGACCCATTTTGGGTTTCGTCCTTTGCTTGGTAACTGTCGCTTGAACTCGAGGTTTTTCCAGCAGTGTGTTTTGTAGGGACAATAACTGCACTCAATCCCCAAGGTCCTATTACCTGTAGATTTCTTATAAAAGACTTCCTCGACATCGGTGAAACACCTTCGAAAAGACTTTCCTTTAGATATTGATTTAAAAGCGTGTTGTATCTTAGCATGAACTTCCTCCTTTTCTTTTTTTGTGTTCTTTGCTTCTGCAATCGCTATTTCGCCAGTGGATTTATTTAAGGCAATCCAACCTTTAAATGGTTTGTCACTAGCCATACCATAGCCGTGACCCTGCGTAACATAACCAAAAGCATCAGAGCTTTTAATTCTTTCATACGCATCATCAGGTTTGAATTTGTTTTCAAAAGCAAAAGGCGATGCAGTCTTTATATCGTAAATGCCATCGTCTAATTCAATATCAAATTCACCCTCAATAGAATTTTTTTTATCAATTGGTAACTTTACTTTACCATGTTTATTTTTTATCTCTATGCCTGATGCTTGTATAACAGCAATCATGAGAGCCTCTAATACATCTCCCATTGCCATACGCATCTTAAAATCATAAGTAGGAGTATCTTCTTTAACACCTTTTGCCTGCATCTGTAATTGGCAAAGAGGTTTACCTACGTTACTCATACGTAGTCTAAAGTCTCCACGTTCTTCGTTAAACTGTTTATTTAATGCTTGTCTGCAGTTATCTGCAAACTCATCTAAAATGTGAGGAGGCATTTCTGCCTCCCCCTTAACCGCCTTTGAAAGGAACGAAACGATAGCGGCTTGTTTGGTATTCATCCTGTTAATGACTCGGGCAAGTCATCATTCAGAATGTCGTCAGAGGTAACAGTAGTTGCTTCTTGGTCTACAACCTTTCCTTGCTTTCGCAACGAAGCATCGTATTCCTTAATAACAGCACCATTCTCTGCATTGATATAGTCCATAAAATACGCTAACGTATCTTGGTCTGCAGGAGTAAAATCAACCAACTGGGGGGAGCTGTCAAATTTACCTACATAATAGACTAATCCACCATTCTTCTTCTTATCCAAAGAAGCATGGAGTTTGTAGAAGATAAAAGGTTTCTTCTGAGCAGTTAATGCATCCATAGGAACAGATATGGGCATAAAGTTACTACCCCTTGCTCTCCAAAGGATAGGAACATCTACTGCATCTTCTACCTTTGCACCCTTTTCATCGACTGCATCGATAAAGGTTGCCTTACCAAACAACATACGAAAGCATTTAATATTCTTTTGTTGAATTGCTTTCTCTGCTGAGAGGCTTTCTCTTTGACTAGCTGGAACTGAACCACATCTAAAAGTACCTAACATATCAGGTATTTCTGTCTGTGGATATAAGTTCTTAGCCATCACAGATTTATTGACCATTTCATTCACCTCAGCATCATAGTGTAGATACTGATATCTTTGAACAAAAAC